GAGACGCCGAGTGCACTTGTGCCCGACTTCGCTCGGGCCGATTTGGATTTGCCCTGCTCTCGGCGACCAGATGCCTGCTTGTGCGACGACGTCTCGGACTGCATTTGCGTACTCCTCTTGGTCGCTAAAAAGTCTCGCGTAACTCACTCGTCGTCCTCGTCCTCGTAGATTTCGTGGTCGGGGATATTGGGCTGACGACCCCAGTCAGGAGCTGGCACGATTGGGTCAACTATTGACATCGGGCTCAACTATCGTGAAGCGACGAGACTCGGACTCCCGAGACAGAAACGTGTAAATCTTGGGGTCCAAGATCTCTTTGGCCTTGGCGATATCAAGCCTGTAAGAGGTGACTTTGGTCCAGCGAACTGCGACCTTGCCGTCAAGCAGGCCGATCTCGCTCTCGCCCATCATCTCTTGGATTTTAGCTTTCGCTTGGTCTAGCTTCTCCTCAAGGCTTTTGATCTCGCCCTGAGTCTTTCGGTAGAGTTCAATCCACGCAGCCACGTCGAGTGGTAGGTTGATCTTTGGTTTTTCCTTATCGAATGCGCTCACTGTTCCCCCTTAGTACCAGTTGTGCTTCTTAAAATGAGCCCATGCGGCGCATGGCCCCCCTGGGCCGTACTTTCGCCCGATATAGGCGAGAGTTGCAACCAGCTGTGGCACTTCGGCATCTGAATGCTTCATGCCAAGATTCTTGTACGTTCCATCAAGTAGCTGTCCGATACCCGAAGCACTGCTGACAGGATTCTCTGCCTGGGGATTCCAAGCGCTCTCCTTGCCAATCAGCTGGGTGAAGCACTTGAACGATTTTTCGTGTAGCAACTCCCGAGCCACGGCCTTCGCGTCCACTTGCATCAGAATTGGTCGCTCGGCATGTACAATCGGATTCGCTGGAACTGCTGATAACAGGTTCGATGTCGCCGATATTGCTAGTGAAACCCCTAGTATTGTAATCATCTTTTGTGTTAGTGGGCGCATAAACGCTCCTCTCGGGCAGATCAGAACTTTGGTTTGTCATAACCCGCCGCTTTCAATAGGTCGATGAAAATATGGAGTGGCACGATGGCGGGCCAGTCCGCGATGTGAGCTTCGCCTTGGCCGTCCAAGCGAAGTATTGCCACTGGCAAATGCCCCTCTTGGTACCTGTCTCGGAGTTGCTTCATAGCCTCGGCGACTTTAATCCCCCGCCGTGCCTTGACTTCGACATCAACCCCCATTACCCCAGTGATGTCGGTTCCCGATCTGCCTGACCCTGCAGGTTGTGCATAGGGCCAACCATTACTTCTAAAATACTCAGCGACTAGGCGCTGGCTCTGATACCCCCGTTGGACGCGGGAGCTGCTCACCCAAGACTCCAAACTACCAGCACCAAGGCCCCTAAAAACAGGGTGATGAGGCGCCAGTTGACGGAGTTGGAGTCTTGAGCGGTCCCCCGCGATAACGCTGCCTGAAACTTGAGCCATTGTGGGTCGATCTCAGACTTTGGTCTTTTTCGAGCTGACATTTAAAGCCTTTCCTATTTCGTACTCTAACACAGCAGGCGAGTGGTACACGCCCACCGAAGTGATAAGGTTAGAGCGAACGGCGAGCGCCCAAACGCTCGCAGGTAGTTGTAGTTTGAACCAGCTGCCATGCACGTTCTCCCCTAAGTAGGTGACGTTTGATGGTAGCGGCTCCTTAAGAATCGCCGAGACTTGCCGAGACCAGTTGTTATCAGCCTCTACTCGGACCGCGTGTTTAAAAGAGTACATTCGGATTCCTTCCCCCGTGTTGGACCAAGTATAGCACAGCGTGATGACATTTTCATGCCAGCGACACGCCGTTCATTAGCCTGGCTTCGTTGAGTGCTGTTTTGATTATGGACAAAGCGTCCCAAGTATGCTGAACGTCAGCTGGCGGGCAGTTGCCCACACGCGCCCCAGTCTTTGCGGCCTTGTACGCCTCGTTTCTAGTCATGCCATTTTTGATGTATTGGTTGAGCATGAAGGTGCTGCCTTCACTAGTGTTGTAACGCATTCCAGCCTCGTTTACTCTGAGATCTCTGACGAGTTTGAAGGTCTCGGTCAGCACATGTTCAGTGATAGCGCAAAGGTCGGGCACTGCAATTCTTTCAACAGATGAGTGGCTGATGTCGCGCTCATGCCACAGAGCGACGCCCTCGGTAATCGGCATGACATAAGCCCTAGCCATTTTAGCCAACCCGCAGATCTTTTCAGAGGTTATCGGGTTCTGCTTGTGAGGCATTGAGCTGGAGCCTTCTTGGTGCGCCGACCTGCCTTCAAACAGCTCTTTGACTTCAGAGCGCTGACCGTGCCTGACTTCAAGTGCGAAGGCTTCACAGGTCGAGACTAGACTAGCCAGCGAATACGCCCAAGCACCGAGAGAGTCTCGCATTAAGACCTGCGTGGCACTGTCAGGCGCGTTGAGCCTGAAGCGTTTGGCTACGTCCAGCTCGACACTGCGGGGCACGTGGGCGTAGTTGCCCAGCGGGCCTGAGATATGGGCGACCTGCACATCATTACAGGCAGCAGTAAAGCGGTCAAGTCCCCTGCTGGTAGCCAAGGCAAAGTCTGCAACTCGGTAGCCCCAAGTGGTCGGCTCTGCGAATTGCCCGTGAGTGCGTCCAACTCGTTTGGTGTCTTTGTACTTAAGAGCGTGATCGACAAAGGCCTCAAGCAGTTGATAGCCAGCGTTGGCAATAAGCCAGTTGGCTTCAGATAGTAGGACGGCTTGCCCTGTCTCGACCACGTCAGAGCTGGTCAGCCCGTAGTGTAGCCACCTGTGTATCTCGCGGTTGTCGGTATTGCACCGCCACGCTTCAAGAAATGCCATGACGTCATGCTTTAGGCGCTCCTCATGCCTTGCTACTTGGTCGAGTGAAGGCACAAGCGCCATTTCAAGAGCTCGCCACAGTTCGACTTCAATGCCAAACTGAGATCTGCCCTGAGATTTCATGACTTCGACCTCAATGGCGGCCCAAGTGGCATACTTGTTCTCATCTGACCAAACGTTCTGCATCTCTCGCGAGGTGTAGCGTCCAATCATGCGGACCTCTTTGCTGTGAAATCGCGCAAGGCCTCGTTGATAACCTCAGAAATCGTGGTGTCTTTGCGTTTGGCCTGGGTTTTAGCTGCTTTCCACAGCTTGTCATTAACCCTGACGGTACGAATTGGTGTCTCTTTACTCATTTATCTCCCAACATGCATTCAGTCATGTCGCCCCAGCAGTAGCCGTCTCCGACCCACCACAAATGCCCCATCACTTGCCAAGTAGCAACGATTGCCACAAGGATAAAAACAGCACGAACTCTCTTGCCTCGCTTCGTTAACTTCATCTGATCTCCCTCACCATCGATATCAAAGTCGCTGCCCAAACGTGGAAATCGCGCTCGCCGACTTCTTCAGCTGAACGACATTCGGCTGCTTGGTGCAAATGCCAGTCCATTAGCTTCTTAAGCTCTGCGTTCTCTTTCGCCTTGACGCTCATTCGGCCACCGTCCAGCCTGAGTTCCACACTCCATTATAAAAGCGTGCGACTGCCTCTGTCTGATTTACGTCATAGAAGGTCCTTATCTCAATCCAAATGTCGTGGCCGTTGCTGACGGCTGCCGATACCTGCCAAGCCCCTCGGTTGGTCTGTACAATGTTCATGCCTTGTCTCCTTCGTGACAATCGCAGTCGCACGGGCGGCGACGGCTGGGAAATGCACCCATATGGGCGACTTTGGTGCAGCTGGCATGACTGCCAAGGGTGCACCTTGCGCTCTGAAATGTCGGTGAATACTCGCGAGCGCCTTTCATTCGGCCACCACCCGCCACGTACATAACTCACTCTCTAAGCCTCGGCGCACACGGTGCGCTTCGATGTAATGGCTGGTGTTCTTGCGAGAGCGCAAGGCCGCACCACACCACTCACAAGATAAGCGCCCCTCGGCGTCAACCTTTGGGAGCGGGAATCTGACAGTGCCGTGCTGGGTGTTGAGCAGTGCTCTATTGGCTGTGGCTTGCGATAGGTCGCGCTTCATTATGCACCCACTGTAACGCGGTCGTTAATGCGGCACATCTCGCACCAGTCTGATACTTCGTCAGCTGAACCCCAAAGGCGGCGCTTGTTGGTGTCTTGAATGATTGAGCTGTGGTCCTCACATATTAGAAGCCACTTGCCACCATCATTGATGTCAAGTCCTTCGTCCTCTGTCAAGCAGATCGTGACTGTCACGGTCTCGCTTCCTACTAGTACCTTCTTGCTTTTATATGTCATTTTGGGCCCCTTCCTGAGCTTATGGGATAAGCGTAGCATACCCGTGTATACGTTGTCAATACGACACGCCGAGCTACTTCTCAAACGCAGCCTCTTCCATAGTGTCGGGCTGCCCACAGGCGCAGAAATGCGCCATTTCGTCACAGATCTCGCAGACGTCGCCGTAGCCCCTGGCATGGTCGTCCTCAAGCCTTGGCTCACTCACTTGGACCACATGCTGTGGTAGCGGCGGGTGACTACCGCCAGCTTGGCGGTGCACTCGATCAAAGTGTCGTAAATCAACTCGGGCTCGCCGTCCTCTGTGGCGTACTCCAACTGCCTTGCGACTGCTCGCATCTCGTCCTGCATGTCTATAAATACCTCTTTGACTGCTCCCATTATCTCTCCCCCTCTGTTATGTGCCAAAGTCTTTGGCTGAGCTTTTGCGCGTCCCATTGGCGGTTGGCGCTAAATCGTCGATCTTGGACCATTGAGCCCAGCCCCGCCTGCACTATCTCGAACTCCTCGGGTGTCAGCTCTATATTCACTAGCCCACCTGGAAATCATCGCAGTGGACGCAGTCGTAAGAGTCGCCTAGCCTCGAAGTCGGGTCGTAGCTGTGAACGTAATGGTGCTGCTCATCAGTGGCGCAGAACTTGTTCCCGCGCTCGTAGATGAACTTCAATTCGGTCTGTGTCTCGGCCATTATAGTAGCCCCCTGGTGATCTGAGCTAGAAGCTCGACTGAGATGTCGCCACTGATGGTGATTTTCTTGGCAAGCAAACCCCTGCCGACGAACTTGGTCACGGTGATCTCGTTGTCGTCAGTTGCGATTCGGACACCTTCTGCGAGGTAAGAGCCCCGCCTCGAATCTCGCCACAGACCTTGTTGGCCCTCTTTCCAAACGTCAACGCCGCCGAACGCATTGGACTCAGGGACTGCGCAATCGCCGTCTGCGACTACTAATAGGACTGCTTCGTCAATCATCTTTGTCATTATGCACCTGCCGCTACTAGGCAAGCTAGCTCTTCACGTAGGTCGTCAACGGCTGACTCGAAGCTCTCAATGTGGCGAAGGTGCACGTCGGTTGGGCTGGCCTCTAAGCGATTGCCTGTCTTGTAGTCAGTGTTGTCTGCATTCCAAATCAACTCGCGAGCTACCAAGTAAAGGCGGTAGTAGTCGCCGTCCTTGTATGCGCGAATGAAGCCGTCGGCTGTCTTTGCGTAGCACTTGCCGAGGTCTGCTGCGTACTGTGTCTTTGTCATTTTCTTGCCTTCCGTTCGTTGGTCCCTTTCGGGCTTATGGGATAAGTCTATTGCATCCGTGTATACGCTGTCAATACAAAGACACTATCGGCGTGGTGTGAGATTAATCACATTCTCGGGCATAGCAAAAGACCCCCACCGCTGGGGGTGCCAGTGGTGGGGGTCGTGGTAAAGGCTGGTTACTCGGCTACGTTCTTATTTGCCTCGAACTCGTCGGAGCCTATTCCGAATTGCTTTTCTTTAGGGTCGATGGCTTTGATGATAGGTCCAAGGACGGCTGCCAGTCCCGCGGCCGCGTAATCGCGGAGTGGGCGGTTTGGGTCAGCTAAAAATAAGGCGGCGACTGCCGCTGCAGCTGCTCTGAGGTAGGTCTTGACGATAGGGGGGACGGTGTACTTGTTCATTATGCTCCTTTTTTAGGTCTAGCGATTGCCATGATGGTCTTGTAGGGGCGTCTCTTAACATAGAAGCCGTCGCCGTTGGACTGGCTACCCGTGGCGTTGCCGCTGGTGTTGCCTTCCCAAACGTTGATGTACTTCAAAGGGGTGTTGTGCCAGCGAACAATGCCGACGTGATCAGGCTGTGCGTCATCGTCAAACTGGAAAAAGACCAGATCTCCGAGTTGCGCCTGTCCGATTGGAACCAGCTGGTTGTTCTTTGTCAAGTATTTGAGCCACTCATCGCAAGAGGCAAAGCCTTTTGGCTTGGTCTTGGGTGCGACTTGTGCAATCATACCAGCTTCATGGTAGATCTTCGAGGCTGCCATAGCGCACCACGGCTGGTTATTAAGTCCAAACCACTTGCCGAAGCTGGTGTTGTTGTTTGGTCCCTCGGTGTAGCCGACATAACTATCTGCGGATTCTTTTAGGCTTTTCAACCTTGTCCCCTTTTGTGAGTATCTTAATGACGAGTTCCATTTGGCTCTCGAGTCTTGTGACAGAGTCTTTGAGGCTTGAACCACCGTTTGGCTTCAGTTCATTTAGGAAATGCTTGACGAGCCAGCGCACGGCTATAACAAACGAGCCTAGTATTGAGATGACTGCCAGTATTAGTGCAGCCCAGTCATTCACGGTCATTCTTCTCCTTAAGTTCTGCTTCGAGATCTCCGATTCTCGCAGTCAGCATCGCTTTGTCTAGAGCTAACAGACCAATCTGCTCTCTAAGTGCTGCGATTACGATATTGATGTCGAGCTCTGTCTTGTTATCCATTTGTTCCCCCTTGTTTGAGCCATTTGACGAATATGATTGGCAAATCTGGGTGCAGTGGCTGTGCCTCTGCTTTCGCTTCGTCAGGGTCAGTGGCCGAGACTTGCTCTGTGACCAAAATGCCGTCATTATTAAACCCGACTAAGTATTCTTTCATGGCGTTCCCTCAAGTGTAACGACTCTGCCGTGCAGATCTTGAATTAGTGCTAACATGCCTGGAATGATGAAACGCTCGTTCCAGTTCTCAACTACCCCGTCCTCACCTTTGTCGGCCGCGATTGAATAGTGTTCAGCAACCTCTTCAGCGATTAGCCCTGGCACTACCATGCCCGCCCTGTTGTCGGTTGGGTCGAGGTAGTCGGATTTGAACTTGAATGCGCGGATTGGAATGCTGAGCAGCTTGCTTGGGTCAAGGTCCACAACGGTCGAAATGTCTGTGATATCCTCTTTGAAGCGAGCACTCGAAGCGGTGCTGCGTCTTGTACGACCGTCAGTATCCATGCGAGTATTGGCGGCGTTTGCGCTGGTTGACGGGTCTTGGTTGTAAAAAGCGTCAAGGGTATAAACGTTGCCGTTCATGACCACACCCGTGGAACTTACTTCCACATACTTGGCGGCTGCTTGCGCTATAATGACCGAGCTAGAACTTACATAAGCCAGCGGGTAAGTTGTAACGTTTGGATTAAAAGTTGAACCGTAGTGAATAACAACGCCGTCGGTAGCAGCTGGGCCAACGTGGCCAACGGTTGTGCTGGACTCTGTGAAAGAAATCGAGTTGGTAGAGGCTGAGACTGTGACGCGGCGAGCGCCCGATGAAGTGCGAAGTGTGAAAGCAGTAAGCGTACCCGCGGTCAAGCGGTCCACGGTGATAGAGCCAGCTGCGATCTCGTCTGCGGTGATAGTGTTTGCCGCGATTTCAGCGGCGGTGATCGTGCCGCCTGCGATTTGGTCTGCAGTGATTGTGGCAACTGCGATGTTGCTGGCGGTGATTGTGCTGGCTGCGATTTTGGCGCCAGTGATGGTGCCCGCGGCAATTGAAACTGCTTCGATAGTACCGACTGCGAGCTTGGCTCCAGTGATGGTGCCTGCGGCAATCGAAACTGCTTCAATCGTGCCCGCAACCAACTTCGCGCCCGTGATGCTGGCCGCCTGTATGCGGTCTGCGTTGAGGTTGCCAGTTGAAATATTGCCAGCGTTAATATTGGAGACCGTGATAACCGAAGCATCAATCGTGCCAGCTGTTAACTTATTGGCTGAAAGTGAGGCGAGTGCTTCGTTGCCAAGAGTGAAAGCAGTGAAAGCACCACTTGTGTACCTGTAGAACTTGTTGTCGTCATCAGTGTCAAACCAAAGGTCGCCCTCTGCGAATGGCCCTGTCGTTGGCGTTGTAGTCTGTCTGTAGATGCGGTTTTTGCCGTCGGCTGTTGTTTGCGCTGCTGTCGCTGCTGCAGATGCTGCTGCTGCTGCGGCTGTTGCAGACGCCGCTGCCGATGAAGCCGCCGCTGCTGCTGAGGCTGCTGCCGCTGCTGCTGTTTCTGCTGTCGCGATTCCGAGGTCTCGCACTGAAACCCAAGCTGTGCCTGTCCAGTAATATTGCTTGTTGCCGTCATCGGTATCAAACCAAACGTCGCCCTCGGTCAGTGGAAATGCAGTGCCGTCGGGTGCTGTTGTTTGGCGGTAGATGTGGTTCTTGCCGTTGACCGCAACCTCGATTGTGTCGATCTCGGTTTGAAGTTCATCGACCTCTTCGGTTGTGGCAGCCACGATTGGAATGATAGAGGTCTGAGTCATGCCAGTTGAAGTGACGGTGATTGGCGTGATTGTGATTTGCGGACAAAGTGGCATCGCTCCCCCTAAATCGTAATCGTGTAAGGGTCAACTACCGAGGTAAAGTAGCTGACGCGCCAGTTGTCGGCGGTGATTGAATGTGCAAGGCCCTCAACCACGCTGTTAATAGTAATATTGCGGCCGTCGTAGGTCAGGCGCTTGACTTGAACTAGGTCGTTCAGCTCAGTCTCGAGCATGTCAGTAGCAAGAGCGCCGATACCGATGGCCGTAAAATCAATCTGCTCAGCCAAAACCGTGGCGTCTGAGTCCTTGCGGGCTGCGTATAGCGCTAGGTTGGCAGCGCTGGTCTCATTTGAGATCGGAGCGTCCAGCTTCTTAGACTTTAAGCCATAAGTTGAAACGCTAGAGGTGTAGCGGGCTGTCTTTTGGGCCTTCTTTGGACCGCGAAACACGATGGCCTCGTTGTACACATAGTCGGTGCCAGGGTTAGTGATCAGACCGTCATAGCCGACGCTGTTGGCGTCGCCTTGGTCTGAGAATAAAAGTCTAGTCGGGCGGGTGAACTTGTCTGCGATATTGACAAGCGTGGCCACACCTGTGCGGCTAACGTAAAAGCGGCCGCCGACGCAGTTTGCACACTGCTCGAGCATTTCAAGGCAACTCATATTCTGTTTGGTCTTTAGCATGACGGTCGCACCAGTTAGGCTACGAGAACCACCCCCTGGCCAGTCTGCGAGATCGAGTGCGCGTGCTGCTCTAAGAGCCGCGGTCTCTGAGAAATCGCTAGTGGCAAGTGCTGGAGCGATTGCTTTGGCGATCTGAGCCAAGCCGTCCACAAAAGTAAGCGAAACGGTCGGGTAAATGCCTTGGTTGACCGCGTTATCCTCAAGAAAGCCTGTGAATATGACGGTAGCGTTGCCAGTGATACGAACCTGCATGCCAGCGATTAGAGTGCCGTACCACGGACTTGATGTGTTGCTTGGGTCGAAAGCACCAGATTGGTTGTTGAGCACAACGGCTGCAGTGCCAGCTTCTAAGAAGTCATTCTGAAACTGGCGGCCGCGGCGAATATCAACCTCAAGAATGAGATCAGCACTGATGTTGGTAAATGAGCCGCTGATGCCAAAAGCAACTGTGAGTGTGGGTGCGTTCGCGGGCATTAGAGCGTCGCAAACTGACTGCCCGCACGGCGGCGCATTAGGGTTGCAAGACCGTTCTTGATTCCGTTGATAAGGTCTCCCTGTGAGACCACAGAGCCAGCTACGTTCACCGTGATGTTGCCCCCGTTCATTGTGGTATTGCTTGCGATGTTGCCTCGGCCTGCGTTGCTAAGTAGTGAAATGGTTGGGCTGGACATGCCAAGCGCTCGCTGTTTGACGAGGTTGCGTCTAATCGCTTCAAGCGTGACTGGGTCCTGTGCTTTCAGATCTTTGCTTGAACCAATGCCGAACTTCTTGAGTCTTGCGATTCCCTTAGAGACTGCGAGGTCCTCTTTTTGCGCATCTGTCAGGCCCTTGGTTGCAGTGGTCATGCCCTCAATGCCTTTGGTGTAGTCCTCGGCCTTGGTTTTAAAGCCCTTGGTGTCAATGCCGAACTTGCCAAGTGTGTCGAGTGCTTTGTCAGAATCTGAATTGAACTTCTTGGCTGCCAGCGTGATGCCACCAAGCGCAAGTGCAAATGCGGCAGCACCCGCGGCGGCTGAAACGCCACCAGTGGCGAGCGCTGTTGCTGCAGCTGATGCTAGTGAGACGGTGCGCAGTGCTTTCATTACCTTGATGATGGCCATGATGCCACCGATTAGGGCTTGAGCTGCTGCCGCCACTTTGGCGCCAAAAAAGGCTGCCACGATGACTGCACCGAGTGTGCCGAATACCTTGATATTGCGAGAAACGAAACTGAATATGTCGAACATCAACTTGGCAAATGCTATGCCGTAGCTGATTGAAGTCTTGAAGCCAGCAGCAATCTTGTCGCCGTTTTCGTCAACGAACTTCTGAATGGCTGGGATTGCCTTCTGAATGATGAGATCTGCGAAGGCTTTGACTTGTGGCAGGAGTTTGTAGCCGAGGGACTCTGAAGCCTCACCGAAGGCGAGTCTGATGCGGTTGATTTGGCCCGCAAAGGTATTAGCGGCTGCGGCCGCGGCGCCTTTAGTCTCATCGGAAATCTCGCGAAGTGCGGCAGCAAAGTCTTTTGATTTGACAGTTGCGGCCGAGATCTGTGGAAAGAGCTTTTTGAGTGCGCCGACGTTGCCGCCGTAGCCTTTTGAAAGTAAAGCGGCTGCAGTTTCGAGGTCGATGCCTTTAGCTGCAGAAATGTCCATGGCGACACCAAGCAGACTTTGAGCCTTACCAACATCTCCAGTGACCGCCGCGAGCTTGCCAAGAGCTGGACGGAGTTGGTCGTCTGCAACGCCAAACTCTGATTGCATGGCGGTAATGTATTGCTCAGTTGCTGCGATTGCAGCATCAGTTGCACCAACTGTGTTGCGCAAGGAGTTTGCAAGTAAGACTTGGGACTTTTGGTCCTCGGCCGCTGCTTTGACTGCGTCGTAACCGACTTTGGCAGCGAAAGCGCCAACCGCGAGCGCTGCAAGCCCAAACTTCTTGGCTGTAGCATTGGCGAACTTGTTGAACTTCTTTTCCATCTTTGCGATGTCTTTGACAGCGGCTTTTGTGCCTTTGTCTGAATACTGAGTGAGAATGCGGGCAATTACTGCGCCAACTGCCATGCTAGGCCGCCTCTCTATTTAACTGATTTTGTAGAGTAGCCTTGGCCTCATCTAGCGCCTTCAAGACTTTAATCTCTGCCGTTTTCTTTTTGGCGTCAACGGCTTGCCATATTAAGCGCGACGGATTTCTGATCTCGTCTGTAAGATTGCGAATGAACTGAATGCCAGTGCCTGTACCGCCTGACTTGCGACCTGCGACTTCAATAATCGCGCCCGCGGCAGACTCGTTGATGAGAGCTCCAGCGCTTGTGGTGTAGTCGCTTCGCACTTTGCCTTGTGATTTGGTTTTGCGAATGCCCTGCACGATAACACCTTGGTTATAAGCAGGCCAACCAGCGCCACCACGCGTTGATTTTTTGGGCCTAAGCGGGTCTTTTGTTTTCCAGCCACTCATAGGTGGGTCGGCCTTAACAAAACCGCGAGCAGCGCGTTGTGCATCTACCAAGACGTCGTCAATCACCTTGTTGAACCGCTTGACCGCGTCTTTGTCGAACTTCTTTAGACCTTCAAGCGTCGGTTCGATTCCTACAAGAATGATCTCGGTCTCTTCATTAGCCATGTTTTTTCGCCCGTTCTTTCAAGTAAGCTGTGATTGCTTCAAGCACCCCCTCAGGGGCATCAAGCAGATCGGTCGGAGATATGCCAGTCTCCACCGAGATAGCGGCAACGGTGTAAGTTAAGCTGTCTCGGTGGACTCGAAAGACGCGTCAGAGTCCAGTTCTGCAGAGATAAGAGTATCTAAGAAATCGGGACCCCAAGGCTTGACAACAACCCCGCTGGTTTGCAAGCATTTCCAAGCAAGCCAAAAAACGTGCTCGATTTTTTGTTCCTCGGCCAACAGTTTAGGCAAACCCTTGCCGTACTGTTGTTCGAACGCCACGATGACGCGAGGTGTCAGTTTGTATGACGCCTCGACGCCGTCTGTGGTTTTGACCTTGATTGATAAACCGTCCATTTTGCCCCCTTGTTAGGTTATGACTTTGTTATTGCGCCGCTGATCGGCCAGGTGACCGAGGCGGTTGCAAGCTCTCCGACGGCTCCATTAAGCGGAGTCCATTCAGAAACCAATGCGCTGAAAGTATATGCAGGTGAAGTAGCCGCAACTGGGCGAACGGTCATTGAAACCGCAGTGCCTAGTGTTGGGTAGATTGTCGCTTCTAAAGCGCTAGTTGCATAATCTTGGTTAAACTCTAGAGACACGCTGTTGTCTGCAAGTCCAGCCACTCTTGTGCGGGCTGTGTTGCCGAAAGCAGTTGTCTCAACTACGTCATAATTCGAGCCAAGCGTCACCGAAGTGACGTAACTCGAAATGTCTGTCGTGCCGAAAGTGACGGCAACGTTGGTGAGGACTATGCGTGCCACTATGAGACCGCCTTTGTGATTTCGCCACTAATAGGCCAGGTAACGCTTGCTGTTGCAAGCTCTCCGACGGCTCCATTAAGCGGGGTCCACTCGGACACTAACGTTGTGAAAGTGTATGAGGGGTTGGTGGCTGCAGTTGAGGAGCCATTCGGCTTGACCACGACTGTGGTGGTTGAGCCAAGCAGCGGGTAGATAGTTGCTTCCACGTTGCTAGTTGCATAGTCTTGGTGGAACTCGAGTGCGATTGAGTTGTCTCCAAGCCCCGCGACTCTTGTGCGAGCGGTTGAACCAAAAGCAGTGGTCTCAATGACATCGTCTGCCGTCGTCAAAGTGACGCTAGCGATGTGGTCACTCAGATTGACTGAGTTGATTGTGATGTATGCATTCGTAAGGACTAAAACGGCCATTATTCTGCGGCTCCTTCTGCTTGTGGCTTAGTTGAGTTATTGCTAGAAAGATGCCCACCACTAACAAGCGCAGCGATGTTGCATCCAGCTTCAAGCAATTCTTTGGTGGCGATTTGCTCGCCTTTTTTCTTGTTGCCTACCTCGAAGTTGTCCGAGGCGATGGTGTAGTTCATGGTTAGTCTCCTTGACCCCATACAGTGATTCGATAACGATAAGACAGGTAGTCTATGTCGCCCGTTTGGTAAGTGCCAGATTCTGCAGATGTGACTCGCAGGGTGTTGCACGCGCCGCCCAAAGTCCTGTCGGACTCTATGGCTGCCTTGATAGAGTAATCACCTGAGCCCGCTAGATATTGGTCCAGCTTGGTCTGTCCAGTGCGCTCCGAAAAGCGTTGGACGATGATGAAGATATCAAGATTGGCTTGGTCTAGACCGCGAGCGTTATTCAGATCGAAAGTGAAATCGAGCTGGCCAACAACCGCACAAGGTGGAACGAGGACGTCGGGCACTTGGTCGTAGCACCGAAGGCCGTCAATATCACTCAAGTTCTGTTTTAGGCCTTCTCGGACCTCACTTGGAATCATGCTACTAAGCCGCTCATCTTGCGGAATGGGCGAATCAAGGCTTCAACATCTGGGTCAAGCCGAGATGTGAGCCTGACTGTGCCGATTTCAGGAGTGCCCGCGATGCCAAAAGGCGACTGGCGCCGAATGAAGAGGCGTGAGGCCTGTAACTTGGTGGCCATAGCGATTTCTGCTGGTATAGACGGCCAGCCCCAAACAGCCTGAACTCGAACTGATTGCGGATAAGCGTAAGGGAAAATGTAGCGGTCGATAGCGGTAATGCGAGTATACGGCCAACCACGTCGTGCGTTATTGACTGGGTCGATTAAATAGTCGCTAGTTGCAAGAATAGTAGTGTAGGTTTGGTCAAAGTCGTCGTCTAGCGCGATTTGATTGAGAGAGACAAAATCATCTAAGTTGGTAATGTACCAACTGTCGGGTGTGTAGTAGCGAGTCACAGGCGCAGCCGTAGTGCCGTCCCGATAAAAGAATCTGCCAGTGTAATCGTCAATCATGCGGCTAGCGGTCAAAATCGCAGCTTCAAGCCCAGTGTCGTCCTGTATGTCCTCGATTGCGAGTGAGGTCTTCAGATCAGACAGCGTGCAATAGCAGTTGGTTAGAGCCACGTTGTGTCCTTTTCTCTAGCTGTCTTTGTTGAGCTGCCTGTCAATGTGGTGCCTCTCGTCAAGCCAGTAAGTCTTTTGGTGCGGCAAGATGGCCGCAGTGTTTGCGTAGATCGGAAAGCCTAGTTGTCTAATCCTGCGGCAAAAAAGCAGGTCTTCACTTATCCACTCGCCATTGATGGGCCCGTCCCAAAACCAACACCAGTCGGTCCCTTGATTTGGGTCTGCAGCTTCGCGCATTTTTTCAAGCACGCTGCGGTGAATAAGCATGCACCCAGTGCCGCAAGCGTCAACCTCAAAGATCGAGTTGCGTTGGTAGTCGTTGATAGGTGCAAAGCCTTTGGGTGTGTCTTTGAATATTAGTGGCACGGGCACAGGGTAAAGGTTTTTATTGGCGTCCCAAGCCCCGAAGTACAGGCCCGCTATTACTGGTCGCTCTTTGTCGTGTGCAGTGTTGATGAGTTGGTCGAATGCTTGCAACGACAGTTGTTCGTCAGCGTCGATCAGCAAAAGCCAATCGGAGTTGGTGTCGTCGAGAAAAGACTTAACTACTCGGTTGCGTAGCTTGCTAAGAAGTCCCGAGCCTTTGGTGCGCACAAACGGACCAAGCCTAGAAGACCGCGATTGTGCGAGTTGAATCATGCGAAAGGCGAAATCGCCGTTGACCATGCCAGGGTCACAGACCCCGATGGATATTTTGTGACTTGCTTTCATACTCTCCCCCTAAGAGGTGCAAGGCAAGTGAGTCGGGGGAGTCCCACTTGCCTTGCACTTGTACTTTAGTGCCGTGCCTTCAGACTAGAAGGTCGGTGCTGTTAAGCCTGTTCCTGAGATGATGGAAGCGGCTAATGGATAACGCTCTGCGGTGAACGCTGCGTATCCATAAACTACGGTCTTGATAGTCAAGTTGCCTGGGGCAGTTGCATCAAAGCGTAGTGCGAACGGTGTACCTGGTTGCTCCCATAGGTGCATTTCACGGCTGTCAACCAAGTAGATTTCGTCTTGGTTTGTGCCTGTGCCGTAGGTTGTGCCTACGCTTGCATCTGTGATGATTGGAAGTCCAAGCAATTGATAGCCTGTGTTTGCGTACTGTGCAGCACCAGCTCCAGTTGCAACGGCATTCATTGCGCCGTTTGCTGAAGGAACTACCAATGGACGATTTGAGCTATCAACGCCAGCTAGCAAGAATGCTAGACGACGTGGGTGCATAATCCAGTGTGTTGGTGTTGTGAAAACGTTGCTTTGTACTTTCTGCAACGCATCAGCAAGCTTTGGGTAAAGGAGTGCAACAGTTGGTGCAGTTGATGTGAAAGTAACTGCGTTACCGCCTGAGTTGCGAATGCCCTTCATTGTTCCTGAAGTGCCAGCTCCATTTAGAATCTGGTCATCAAGAGTTGTGTGCCATGAACGAACTAGATCTGCTACGACGAAAGTGTCGATGCCAGTTCCGCGCTCGATTGCTTGACGGCTGAGGTCCTGTTGTCCAGCGATTGTACGCACGTCAACAGTTAACAGTGTGTCATCAACGTCAGTCTCACTGACAGCTGCATTTTCAGTTGCCTGAATCGCAGTTGAAGACCCTGTGGTCATACGGGATATTTCCAACTTCATACCAGCTGTTGGCAAGGTCATCTTGTTGGTTGCGAAATCTGCAGTCGGTCTGCCGCTTCGTGCTAAAGGTGCGGCTAGTTCGATGAGATATTGAGGGACCACTAAGCCAGCGAAAGCTGAAGTGCCGACATCGCGGCGCTCAATGGCTTCCTCTTTCATGTGGCGAGCAAGGCGCTCAGTTGCTGCGAAATCGTTGCGTACTTGTGCATTGAATGCATCGCGTACGAATGAGTTCTCAGAACCTTGTGCATAAGTGCGTGCTTCTGACACGACCTTGATGCTTGTAGATGCTGGTGTTGCAGCTGCTGCAACTGATGCACGTGCTTCTGCAGCCTTATTGTCTGCGTCTGCCTGTGTCTTTAACTTGTCGATCTTTGTATCGAGTGAACGTGACTCTTCTACGAGAGCGTCAACCTTCTCGGTCTCCTCTGCAGTCAGATCGGTGCGGTTCTCTGCGGCTACTGCCTCAAGAACTGCGTCCATTTCTGTCTTAACTGCATCACGGCGCTCGATTACTTTGTCAAGGTATGACATTGTATTCTGCTCCTTATGAGTTTGAAATCGAGGTGGTGGCGACTGTGCTCACGGCGCTTTTAGGGTGTGAGTCTCGCTCCGACTTCGGTATCTGCTAGCAACTTGCCAGCAGAATCTTATTTTGTGCTATTGACTAGGGCTTTTGCAAGACGAAGTGAGATCGAGCGCGGTGTCGCGGCTTCGGTCTCCATGATGTCCTCGAGTTCGTCCTCGTCCTCATGGACTGCAGCCTCGTCTTCAACTGGCTCCTCTTGGGCACCCATCAGCGCAGCCATCATTTCGACAGCTTCCATGACGTACTCATGGCCTTCAGACATCTTCTCAAAGACGCTCTGCAAGACGACGAGTGATTCGCCTGAGATCTCGCGGCCTTCTTTGACGGCTTGAATCGCCCGAGCCAAATGCTCACGCGCCTCGACCGTTGTCGTTGGATAAGCTGGGTAGGTAACAACACTGACGTCTCCGTCAGCCAGCGACACTTCAGTCAGTGTGCGCTCGCTGCGGTCTTTGTTAAACTTCTGCCTTATCACGCGAAATGCGAAGCTCATCTGATCGACGTCGCCTCGCTCAATAAGTGTGTAAAGATCTCGAGCCTCGTTGGTGTCAGGCAGTTCTGCATCAAAACGCAAGCCGACCTCGTCCTCAGTTAAAGTAAGGGTGCCATTTTTGGTGCGTGCTAGCGGCAGACCTTCGTGGTTGATTAAAAGGCGCACGTCAGGAGTCTCGCTGAGTGTCTTGCGGAAAGCACCAGGCGCGATGTACTCGATGAACGGAAGCGGCACGCTGGCGTTATTGAAAACAGCAGCATAACCCGACAGGCGCATTTTGCCGTCGTCCTCTGTTCGTGTCACCACGTTTCGTACTGTGTAGGTACGACGTTCGATCTTCTTCATCTTGCTCCTATCGTCCCCGACGGTTGTTCGTTGGCCAACTTCGCCCCCAGGCTCTATGCTTTCGGAGATCGAGGTGGCGACCATTTGGTCAATCGCGTCTTGTTTGGTGTCATGGCAGCCCATTGTGGTGTAACTGCCGTCTGCTTCTTGTTTTACGGTTGCCCAGCCCGAGCAGTCGCTCTGCTGGTCCGAAATGTAGTATGGCACTATTTGACCTCATAGACTGCAAGTGGGTCCTCAGGGTCAAGTGTTGAGACTTGCTGGAGTTGACCTGTTGGAATGCCTGTGTGGTCCATAGGTGGCAAACCGACCGCTTCAAGCACTGACTTCGGTTCGAAACCGACCTGAATCAAGTTGGTAGCGATTTCGGTGCGCAACTTCAGACCGACGTCTTTTGCATCAGATGCGTCAATGTTCTGCAGTGGAACACGGTACTGATCTCCAGCCTCGCCTAGCGGGCTCAGATCTTCAACGGCTCTGACATCATTGAGTGACAAAAAGCCTTCGTTTAATCCTTTGGTGTAAGCGTCGTAGCGCTCGAGTGTGGTGCCGCGGAGTAGCGCGTCAAGGTTAAACTTGATAAAGCCGTCGGCTTCAGGCAGAAGTGGTGAAAGCGCTTGTTCTAAACGCTCAAGGAGTGGACGCAGCGAGTGTTGCACGAAAGACAAGTTCTGAGCTTCAACTGACGCAAAGCTCATGGCCCCAGCTACTGGGTGGCCAAGGAGTGAGATCGGAACGCGGAATATCCGCGCAATCTCTTCGACGCCAAAGCGACGCACTTCAAGAAGCTGGGCGTCGGCGGCGTTAAGCGTCAGCGGCTTAAACGAAGCGCCACCAGTTAGAACGCCAAGCTTGCCAGCACGGTAGGGACCTGAATGTGAAAGGTTCCAGTTGCGAGCGATGTCCGAGATCTGTTCCTCGGTCAACTCGGTCGGGGCTTCAATGACGCCGCCAGGGTTTGCAGCGTTGCCAAAGTAACTAGCTGCGTAAACCTCGGCTGCCATCGCAGAGCCTAGAGTAATGCGAGCCGCGCCGATTGGGCCAAGGCCCAAAAGCTGGCCTGGGAGTTTAAACATCGGAATATGAAGCATTTCGCGCTTGGTCAGGACCATGGTCTTGACTTCTTGTGTCACAGACTGCATGTCCTCGTATACCACGCCGCCTGGCTGAATGCCGATAGTTACTTCGTAAATGACTTCTGCATTTGGGTCGGGACGTCGAATGCGAACATTTAGTGGGTTTACAGCGTAGAGTTCAACGACATCGCCAAGGTCGTCGCGCACTGTGATGATAAAGGCGTTGCCGTGTAAGTTTAAAGACGAGATCACTTGCTCGTAGAAATCTAAGCGGGTGCAATCTGGGTTTGGCTTGTTCACCCAAGCTGGTTGCTCGCCATAGACTGCGGCGTACGGGATTCGGTTGCGGCCGCGGCGAACATAAGCGCCAAGCGGCAAAGATGAGATGGTGTCGCCCAAAAGGCGAACACAAGCGTAAACGGTGGACATGCGAATCGCAGACTCAGCATTAACATCAACACCAGCTGGAGTCGCGTAGGCTGGTCGTGATGGGATAAGTGGCTCCATGAACATGTTCTGAGCGCGTTGCTCGCCTGCTGCTCGCAGTCTTTTCGATAAGCTCATCTAGTTGCCTTTCGTAATAAGCGCTTTTTTGTAAAAGGCCATGTTCTCTTGGAGTCTGTCAATCCACGGCGCAAATGCCGCGGCTTTTTTGCCGTGTTCAATCGCTTCGTTTGGTTTGTTCATGTTGTGACATGCTATTGCGATCAGATCGTGTGGCAAGTAGCCCCAAGCGTCTGACTCGTTAAGGTACTCGAGCGGTTGCTCGGTTATTCTCAGCGCCGCGTGTGCGGTTGCGTAACAATCCAGCCACAAGCTCTTTGAATAGTAATGTTGTGCGAGATCGACCCTAGCCTCTCGGCTGCCTGGAGACTCCGCGATTGCTTTCAGGAGCCAAGACTCTCTTTCGTGCTCTTCCATTTTTGCGAGGTACCGCATAGAGGCTGCTCGCTCGGGCTTCCACTGCGCCCTAGGTAGGCTTAAGTGGCGTTTAAACTCTTGTATTGCTTCGGGCCATTTGTTGTGAAAGAATAGCTCTCTTGCGTTGTAGAAACAGTTGCGGTCGTCTGCTGGGTCTTCAAGCACCGACTGCGCTAGCAGTGCAGAGTATTGACTTCTAGATTTCGTGTCATCAGGGTGGTGGTGAATCTCGAGCTTAGTCCAATGTTGGACCTCACTGCCTGTGCAGGTTAAGACTTCGTGCACTGGGTGCTTCCACCTGTAGTTGCGCCGTGAGTGGATTTTGTCTCCACCATAAGTTAGGCCAGGAGAACCGTCAGGATTCCACGACCAAGTGTATTTGTATCTTGGGCGGGTAACTTGCGGAGCCAATGACTCCAGCTCTTGGCGCCAGCCAGGCTGCAGTTCCTCGTCCATGTCAAGTGCTACGCAGTAGTCAACGTCAAGCGGAAGTGCCGCGAGCGCTGCGTTCCTTGCGTCATCAAAGCGCCAAGGCCGAACGGCGATTTTAATTGTGTTGATGCCAAGATTCTTGGCGTACTTGACTGTTAAGTCTGTAGAGCCAGTGTCTGCGATGAGCAAATAGTCTGCCTCTTTTGCACTTTTGTACCAACGTTCGACAAAGGCTTGTTCGTTAAGTGCGATTGTGTAAACTGCGATTTTCATTGGTCCCCCGACCTTAATGCTAGAGAGCCGCGATTTCGTCTGCTGTTAATCCAAGCGCTGCAAGCTTTGCTTCTGCAGATGCTTTGGCTACTGCTTTAGCTTCTTCTGCTTCTAATCTAGCTTGGTCCTCGGCTAGTCTAGCCTCTGCATACGCTTTTTGTGCTGCGATTTCTTCATCGGTAAGTTCAATGATGGTTTCTTCGCCAGTGGTGCAGTTTACCTCTAAGCGTGTTGGTCGTGTTGATGTAGTCATTTTTTCTCCTTATCGTTTTATTCCATAGACAAAAAACTGACTTCCGTCAGCGTAAGTTGAAGAGAACGGCGTACAAGTGATCTGAAGTGAGGTGATGGCGGCTGTGTCAGCTACAGAAGCAACCGCTTCTCCCATAATCATGTAGCCGCTGGCAGTGTTAATAGGAGATGCCCCTTGCCAACGAATCGTTTTGTATGAGGTTGTATTAGCATAGTCATGCAAATAAATCATGGTGTTGCCATAGTAGTTGGCCGTCATGTTAGAGTATGGCATATAGCCACCGCGGTAAATAGTAGCTCCGCTAAATGATGCTTCTCCATTAGCACTACCGCTAGCAAACAAGATTTTAGCAGAGTAGATAGAGGCACCATTGTTATTCACAGTTATTTGATTGTCTGAGTTAGCATTAGCGAAGGTCCGCGCAGAGTACACAACCATCAAATCATCGTAGCCGCTAAACCCTGAAAGACTAACGGTGCCTGTGGAATTACCCGATACGGTAGTAGTGGAAATGTAAGTGATGCCCTTACCTGCGTTAGGCTGTATTGATGATGCAACAATTCCAATTATCGGCATGGTTACGCCCTCAGTATTCCGTAGAGTGCGAGTTTAGACGCAGAAGTAAAGTTCCCGTCATCAATCAAAAAATCTATCCTGTTAATTGCAGTTAATTGAAGATAAGTAATACAAGAAAACACCCAACCCTCAGAGTTCCTTGGACTACCCGCGGTTTGTGTGGCAGTCGGATAAAGGTTGGCCACATCTGCATATGAAAAGACGTTAAGCTCCATAGAACTGACATAGCCCGAAGCAGACGGAACAATGTCTCCAGCATAAACAGAGGCAACAGAGGCTTCTAAAGAACCAGTAAAGTTGCCTTGTCCGTTAGTACGCATTCTTTGGATACTGTAGTTGCTTCCACTGTCGTTGTTGAAACGCCATCTTCCTGTGGTAGCAGTGGAATAAGATGTTTGCATTGTTCCGCGCACTACAAGATCGGTGTATGTTGCAGGGATAGATATAAATGACAAAGCATTACTTGCGCCTGTGCCTATAGCACTTGCTATGAAAGTGTAGGTTTCTTCGTTTGCTGGCATTATGAGTCCTTAATTCCGTAAATAGAAAAGGTGGTGCCCGCACCAAAACCTGACTGATCAGGGGTAATAGTTATAGAGTTGATGGCTGTGCCAGCGCTTGATTCCCAATAACCACCACTGCCGCCTGACCCCGAATTGTTGCGAAGCGCGACTGCTTGACTGCCAGCAACGCCGCCGTAGGCACGTACCACTTTGCCCTTGTTTGTTTCTTTATAATTAAGAATGGAAACGACAGTGCCACCCGAGTAGTATGCTGGACTGCCGCCGCGTGTATAGAAAGTCAAAGTCATATTGTCGGCGTTGTCGTAATACTCCCAAAAACTGCTTGTGCCCCAGGTGCCGTAGTTTTGTCGAGGGTAAACGCTGCCGCCCGATGTGCTATTAAAATAAAAGACTATCTGACCAGCGCCAGCAGATTCGCCTGATTCGCCACGACATTTAAGCCGCAGTTCTAAATGTTTATACGTTGCAGGGATAGTACTTAAAGTAATCGAACCTTGATTGCCTGATAAACGCGTAGACGCAATCTTGTAGTAGGCTGTTGGCATGTTAGGCGATGTCTCCTACGATAGTAAATGTGTTAGAAGCCGTGCAGATCACTGTGCAAGCTGAATATTGCGCTCTTGTTTTTGGGGCTGATGCAGTCGCACCAGTTGATGTGATTGTAACTCCTGCACCTTGTGCAAATGTAAGTTGGCCAGCGCCGATTTGCTGGACATGGATTTGGTCGTTAGCTGTAAAAACTGAAGGCGGCACTGTAATGGTGGCAGCCGCATTGACTGTGACCAATTCATTGAGATCACCGATTGCAAGGGTATAATTGCCAGTTTGGGGGCTAAAACCGACTAAAAGGCCAGGGCCTGTTGGGCCAGTTGGGCCTGTTGCACCTGTTGGGCCAGTCACGGTTGAAGCTGCGCCCGTTGCGCCAGTTGGACCTGTTGGACCAGTTACGGTTGAAGCTGCACCTGTTGCGCCTGTTGGGCCTGTTGGGCCAGTTACGGTTGAAGCTGCGCCTGTTGGGCCAGTAACGGTTGAAGCAGCGCCTGTTGGGCCAGTCGGGCCAGTTGCGCCAGCTGCATAAGCATAAGCGAGTGAGTTCCAAGCAGTTGTGCCGTCACCGATTTTGAACTTGGCGGTGTCAGTCTCGAGTCCGAGTTCACCTGCAGCAAGGGTTGGGTTGTTGGCTGTCCAGTTTGCTGCCGTGTCTCGGCGATTTTGGAGTCTTGCTGTCATGTGATTTTCCCTTGTCTTTAGGTTAGAACGTTGTTATTGAAGCGCCCGCGTCTATGGTGTAAGTCCAAGACGTTGCACTAGATAGCCCCGAATTGTAGATCACGTCGCCAGTAATACCAGCAGCGTTTGCCCCGCCGTCAATGTAGTCAACAACTGGGTTGTCCCCACCTTGTGCACCTGTTGGGCCTGTAGCACCTGTTGGGCCTGTAACTGTTGAGGCTGCGCCCGTTGCACCTGTTGGGCCTGTCGCACCTGTTGGGCCTGTGACTGTAGAGGCCGCACCTGTTGGACCTGTTGGGCCTGTAACAGTTGAAGCTGCTCCTGTTGCGCCTGTAGGGCCAGTCGGGCCTGTTGCGCCGTCTAAACCATTCGCACCAGTTGGACCTGTTGCGCCAACCGCGCCGTTAGCTCCAGTTGGGCCTGTTGCACCGACTGCGCCAGCCGTGCCTGTTGGACCTGTGGCACCGACGTCGCCTTGAACCCCCTGAACGCCTTGGATTCCTTGGATTCCTTGTGAGCCAGTTGGGCCTGTCGCACCTTGAATGCCTTGTGCACCAGTTGGACCTGTTGCGCCCACTGCGCCGTTAGCTCCTGTTGGGCCAGTTGCGCCCGCAAGTCCCGTCGGGCCAGTCGCGCCTTCGGCACCAGTTGGGCCTGTTGCACCGACCGCGCCATTGGCTCCAGTTGGACCAGTTGCGCCAGTTGCGCCTGTAGAGCCAGTTGGGCCTGTAGCACCTGTCGCGCCAGTTGGGCCTGTCGCGCCCTGAAGACCGACACTGATGAGCAACAGAGCAAGAGCTTGGAAGTTGCTGAAGTTGGTTGTGCCAGTGCCGCCTGAGGAGTCTAAGACTACTGGGACGGAACTGTAGCCACCAAGAATGGTCGCCGTTGCTGTGACTTTGAACTTCTGAAAGTTAGTGTGGACATCTCGATCTTGCACGATAATAAAGTCATCTGCCTTAAGCAGAGCAATAAAGACGTCAATGTCGTTGCCATTTGTGTCCAAATGGTCAATGAGCAGCGTCGTAGCGTTGATTTGTGTGGCGTTGTTCCAGCGTATGTCGCCCGCACCAGGGTCGCCCGAGGTGGCTGAGGTGTCTGCGTTGTAATCGAACAAGCTAGTAGAGCCACCATTCGCACCAGCTACGCCTTGCGCACCTGTTGGACCTGTTGGGCCAGTAACTGTTGAAGCTGCGCCTGTTGCGCCCGTTGGGCCAATAGCACCAGCTGCTCCAGTTGGACCTGTTGCGCCTGTAACGCCTTGAATACCTTGTGCACCCGTTGGGCCAGTTGCACCCTCTGCGCCTGTTGGGCCTGTAACTGTTGAAGCTGCACCTGTTGCACCAGTTGGACCTGTTGCGCCAGTTGCACCTGTAAGACCAGTAGAACCGTTCGGGCCCGTAGGGCCGACCTCGCCTTGAATACCTTGCACGCCTTGAATGCCTTGGGCACCCTGAGCACCCGTTGCACCTGTTGGGCCTGTAACTGTAGAAGCCGCACCCGTTGGGCCTGTTGGGCCTGTGACTCCTTGGGCGCCAGTTGGTCCAGTTACGGTTGAAGCAGCGCCTGTTGGGCCAGTTGGTCCAGTCACGGTTGAAGCCGCGCCTGTTGCGCCAGTTGGGCCAGTTACGGTTGAGGCTGCGCCTGTTGGACCAGTCGGTCCAGTTACGGTTGAAGCTGCACCTGTTGCGCCTGTTGGGCCTGTTGAGCCTGTTGGGCCAGTTACGGTTGAAGCCGCGCCTGTTGCGCCTGTTGGGCCTGTTGCGCCTATCGCACCCGTTGGACCCGTTGGTCCTTGTGAACCTTGTGGGCCAGGAGCCGAGATCTCAACTGTATTGTTGGTCTCGTTGATGGTGACTTTATTGGCCATTATCGTGTCACCTGCTCTGCTACGGTCAACTGGCCTTGGATTAGGCGAGAGATATTTGAGCCTGATGTAAGCTCTAGGTCATAAACGTAAAAGCCTGGGTCAAGCAAGCCAGTTTGTGTTGCAGTGGCAGTGATTGTGATAGTGCCAGTTGCGCCGACGATTGTAATGCCGCCGTTCGCTGTAGTCAGCGTCAAGTCGGCTGTTGATGAATTGTAGTTCTGTCGTAGTTGCATCGCGGCTGTGTAGCCAGTCAAGTTGACAGGTGTATTGTTGGAGTCAGTGTACACAAGCACGACCGACCACACGGAGCCTTGGTCAATGGTTGTGTTATAAATGCCAGCGGTCATCAATTAGCCTTTTCTGTAGCCCAAACGAGGAATGAACCGAGAGCGATGAGGGCAATCGGCGGTGAGAATAGAGCAAGACCAATCGTTACAAGTGCAACGCCTAAGACCTCAATAATGAGGCTAACGTCAAAACGCTTCATAGGTCTCCTAGACTTGAATAGTTCGGTAGCTGACTTTGGGTGCAACAGGCTCAGGATTAACAAGCGCCTCGGTGCGGCCTAGGTAGGCAAGAACTGCAGCGATTAAGCCGTCGATCTTGTGGCTCTGAGAAGGTTTCATCACTTGGCCGTACCGTGTCGGTACCGCGTTCGTCACGTGCCTTGTCAGCTCGGGTGCGCCGTTGTGTTTGAGGCGTCCTTCGAGTACGTCTTCAAGGAATCTGTCAAGTCCCTGTGCCATCAGCTTGCGCTGGCTGGAAGGGTAAACCGCTACCACTTTATCGGCGAAAGTTGAGTTCCAAGCGTCCAAATAAGACTGCCAACCTGAAGGGTCGGCCCAGATCTTGTGGACTTTGTACTTTGCAAATGCGATTCGAACAGCTTCGTCAACTTCGACTCTTGGTACTTCCCAACCGTAGCCCGCAGGACCAGGCGGTCTTTCCCAACACTCGAGTTGAAAGATCTTGCCGTCTTCAATTCTGCAAGCAACAAGCACTGTGGCGTCGTCTTTGCGCGAACCGTCATACCCGAGAACGATTTCGGTGCCTTCTGCCAGTTCCTCAGGCTCGGCCGCTGCGTTCCATGCTGTAATGTTCATGTAACGGTCGGTGTCTGTGGACGGCTGATTTAAAAAGTAACGCCTTGCGTCCGATGCTTTTGTCATCGGGTCTTGTATCTCGGCCATTAGACGCGGCACGTCTAGCCATTTAAAAGCTGGCCCATACACGACAGCAAGTGCTTTTTTAAGCTGCTCACTGTCTTGCAGGTCGGGCACCTCGGGCGCTTGCTTGTGGTCGAATAACAGGCCTGGATTTTTTGTGCGGCCTTCTTGTATCGAAATCCATAAGCGGTGCGTTTGCTCGGCGATTGATTCCTCGCCAACCGAGTACATGGTCGATGTCTCCAGCATCCAAGGGTCTGCAGCTTTCCGCTTGGCGAGGTTACGCCTTACGGTTTCGTGCATTCGCTTGAGCTCGGGGCTCGAATAAAGGTGTGTTTCGTCAGCTACGGCAAAAGACTCTTTTCCACCGTCTTTTGATGCCGATGCTGCTGTTGATGGGACGATTTCGCCGCCACCTTTTAAAAAAGTGCGTGTGAGGCCAACATCAATGCCTGGATACTCAGTGCCGAAGTTGGTCCTGATGTGCTCGAGCATGTAACGAACGTTGTCGTATGTGTTGCCTGATTGTTGCTCTTCAGTTGCTAGGCATCTAATGAACGGATACTGGACTGGTCGTCCGATTGGATTGCCGAAGGCGTCCCAACGGTCAAAGCGAGCAGGGCCGAGAGCCTCAAAGCAAACGAGCATTCCAGCAAGCTCCGACTTCGCACGACCTTTTGGTCGAGAAAAGAAAGCTCGCCGTGTAACTCGCCGCCCATGTTTGTCCAATTCATAGGCCTTCAATATGAAAGCCGCTTGTTCGTCGTCTAAAGTGATGGCTTCACCCTGCACGTCGCCTGGGCCGTGAACTAGATAAGTCTCAATCCAGTCAATCGCGTCCCAACCGAGCGAGATGAAGCTACTCTGTTGTCGTTTCTTCTTGGTCAACTTCCCCCACCACTCTCAACAAACGAGTCCGTCGCTGATCAGACAGGGTCTTGTTCGATTTGGCCCCCTCTGCTTCACCGTCGATCTGCAACCGAAGTCGCATTCTGTCCTCAGGTGTAGCGCCAAACTTCGCGACTCGGAGTCGCAATTCTGCTCCTACGTTGTCACCGTTCCAGTAAGACGAGTGCAACAACGCTGTATCGATTAAAAAATCCCAATCAGTATCAGTGAAAGTGACAGCTTGCGCCGACTTGCGCCAAGTGTCCCACCAGCGGAATGTTTGTGAGTGCCAAGGATACCCAGCTGGCAGATCTGGACCGCGCAAAATGCCGTCCTGAGTAACCACCTGAGTGGGTACTGGGTCAACGTTTCTGCGTCTGCGTTGTTCTGCGTCCTTAGGCGCTGGACCTTTGCCTGCCATGTGTCTCCTAAAATGTGAATCATGCAAATATGCAAAATGGTAAATCCGTACGCGCCGCGTTCTTTGGGGCAGCGGGGTCTCTAATCCCGTCGCTTTTTGTACTTCGA